AACAACAATGATTTCAAAAAAATCAAACCATTGGCTTGGCAATTTTTTTAGCAAATTGGTTTCCAAGGCACGGGGCATCTAAGTCATGGCACTTTCCGACAGCATAGCGGCCATGGCCGCAAGGAGCACCGCCGCCAGGGATGCCCTGGCAAGCAATGTCACTTATCGTGGCAACACCGAACGGGCGGTTCTTTCCACACCGGATCCCAAGTTTGATTTGCAACTCGGAGGGTATCGTAGCGATGCCAGCTTTGAGTGCCGGTTCCTTCGTGTTATTACGCCGGTTCCCACCTTGGGGGAACTTGTGACCCTTCAGTCCACGGGCGAAACCTATCAGATTCTGGATATCATTCCGGCAAGCGGTGACCCGGCTCGGGCAACCGAAACCCGCGTCACCCTGAAAACTCCATAATTTTCAACGCCATGACCGCAGATATCGAACTTGGCCTCATTGGCATCCTTTCTACCCAAGCATCCCTAGATGGACTGATCATTCATCCAGGCACAAGTGCCGAACAAATTCCCAATGGCCAACCGCTACTCATTGTGGAGGCTACCAATGCCCAGCGCACGGCCTTGGGACTCTGGAAATCGACTTGTCCTCTTCGTCTGACCACTCCGGCCGCCGGCAGTGATTTGGCGCTCCATCGTCACCGGGCTTCGGCGATCGTCGCGCTCTTTGACCAGTATGGTCAGGGTCCGTCATCTTCCCTGGCATCTGATTTCAATGCCGCACAAACATCATGGAGCTACGCGGGCTTGGCAGGGATGACCGTCAGGGAGCAGGTGGATCACGAACGTCATGTGATCGACATTGAAATCGATATCGGTGTGACCCCGGTGGTGGCGTGATGGGATGTTGGCTTTTGACGGCAGTCGCCTCCCGGCGACCGGTGCCGCCCTTCGGGCTACTCCTACGTCGTAGTCTTACGCGCCGGTTCCCACCGGCTTGTTTGACACCGCACTTAGGGATATGAGCGCAACCTTTGGCGTCGGAACCCTTCCGATCACTCCCAATTACACGGGCAACGTGCAGTCTTTCACGGAGACGACAACCGCCACGATCAAAACCTACCGCGACGAATCTGGCGTTACGGTTGCGGCTTTGCCGGTACCGATGGTAGAGCACAAGGTTTCGATCGATGTGGTCGGTACGGCAACCTTTGGTCTGACGCACAATTCTTCAATAGGAAGTGGAACACTGACGGTCATTTCCGTGTCTCAGGACGACACCAACGATGATTTTCCAAAAACAAAAATCGAAGCAGTCGCCTACAGCGCAAACGCCTCATAATTTTTTTATCATTACATGAGCGCAACTTATACAGGTGGTATCGGAATCAACCTTCTCTCGGCCACGGCTCTTACCAAGGTAAGTGTCACCAATAAATTGGAGACAAAAACCTACATGGATTACAAGGGAGGGTTTGGCGGTTTTGCCACATTTGATCCAACCGGAGAAATGTCCTGCGAAGGGTACGGCGACACAAATCCGGCCACGATTGCCACTCCAACCACAGGTCCCACCGGACTTACTTCGGGCAAGATCATCGTTGATATGGTGGAAACCACGCAAAAGAACGACGATTTCCGTGCGTTCAAATACACCGCCAAAATCTTTCCCGGCGCATAATCGTTAAGCGCGGTGACATTTTAGAATGAAAACAGGCCAGACATACCATTATCTGCGGGACGAAGAGGATCCGCTCAAATCGCCCAACACCCAAGCCATCGGAGCGCTTCTTACTTGCGGCGGGCAACTTGTCAAGGAAGGGGGATACCTTAATGCAATCGGCACTCAGGATGGCAAACCGACCAGGACGGTTGTTTGGGTTGCGGAAGAGCGTGAAATTGAATTTTCGGCTTTTTCCGGTGAGACAATCAGCACTCAGGAACTGTTGCGCCGGTGGAACGACCGGTCATGGCTCGCGGCCAACCTTGATCACCCGATCACCTACCTGCGCACTTACATGGAAAAGATCGGCAAATTGCGCGATGCCATCCGGGATAATCCACCGCAACTACACATCCAGAAGAGCGGCCGGAGCGCTTATGTCTCGACGACTCGCGGGCCTGATGGGAAACTGGTGCCTACCGAGCGCGGTCGCAAGCTTTTGGAACTTTTTTGATCATGAGCAAGAAAACTCCTTCCGTGTTGAACAAAGCATTCCGCGACTCGCCGATTATTTGGAACGGACTGACCTTTCATCGGTTTTCTTTGGAAACGCAACTTATCGTGATGGATGCGGAGCTGACATTCCTTTACGACCCATCGGTGAAACTTTCGGTGACCGAACAAATCCAGCAAATGACGGAATTCCTGTATATTCATGGGACAGATCCCGATGCCGTTCCGTTTAAGAGTGATTCGCCGGAAAGCTATCGGAGCGCGGTTCGTCAGTTTGCCCGCAGAATCCCGATGACCGGTCTGGTCGGCTTGCGTGATGTGGTCGAACAAATCGTGGCCGGAGTGCATGAGGCCACCGTTGATGTTCACGACAAACCGGGCATTGGGTCTTCCAAGGAAACACCCCCCCCAAACTGAGGGAGCCATCCCGTACCGCCTCGCTGGTCTTCACGATCGCAAAGGAAACGGGATGGCCGGAACGCCACATCTTGCGCATGCCGCTGGCCAGGCTCCTGCAGTATCTGCACGCTTGCTACCGCAGTCACGACATCTGGACGGTGGATGCCAGCCCTTCAAAAGAAATCCAGTTGGAAGAGCTTGGGACGCTTTTGGAATTCTTTGACACCCCTGCTGTGGAAGACGATCCATGGTAAGAATCACACCCCGCAACACCGACAAATTCCTTCGGGCTTTCGACACCTACATGCGCGATTCCAAGCGGTCACGCATGGAGGCCATGAAGACCCAGGCACGCGGCATTCTGCGCACGGTGATCGCCGTGACGCCTCCGAGCGGTTGGGATCCTTCAGCCGGTGAAATGACCAGCGGCGGCGAAGCTCGGAAACGTGGGGAACAAGCCGTCATGAATGATCTGGCAAAGATCATGCGTGCCTACAGCGGAAAGAAACCCGATTCCAGTTCGCCTGGTTCAATTCACAAATCCTTTCGTCAGGCATCGACCGGCCGCGTCCAGAAATCATTGAACAAAGCTGGAAAAAAAGACCAGCGGTTCAAAGTACCGACGGCCATCCTTCGTGCCTACAAGCAGGAAAAGAAGAAAATGGTCGGTTTTTTGGCAAGCGGTTGGATTCCGGCGGCAAAGAAATTGGGAAAAGTTCGTTACCCCGCATGGATCGGCCGTCACAGCGCCCCTGGTCATTGTGATTTGAGCATCGGACCAAAGGGGATCGCATTCCGAGCATCGAACGAGGTCAAGTTTGCCGGTCACATGAAAGACATGCAACGCCGCGTCACCTATGCCGTGAATGTGCAGATAAAAAACATGACCAAGATTTTGAAAAACCTTGAGGAGAAACAGATGAAAGCATCGGGACTTCCGGTGAAATAAGCCATGAGCGTCGAATTTGCATTGGACCTGATCACCGGGTCGTTTGATTCAAAAATTGCCAAGAGCAAGCATGAGCTAAAAGATTTTAGCGAATCGGCTTCCAAGCTTGGGGAAAAGATCGGCATCGGCGAACTTCTGGCACCTCTTGCGGCGGCCACGGCTTCCGTGGCAACGCTGGGCGGGATCATGGAAGGCATCCATGGAGCGGTGGAATTGGGCGATGACATGGTCAACCTTTCCAACAGGACGGGCATTGCCGTCGATCAGCTCATGATGATGCGGCGGCTGTTCAGGGACAGTGGAGTGGAGGCCGAAAAAATCGGTCCCAGCATTGGGAAAATGCAGAAATATCTTTCCGAAGCCGTTTCGACGGGTGGCACCCCGGTTCTCAAGAACATGGGAATTGATGCCCAGGCAGAGGCAAACAAAAAACCAGATGAAGCGTTCCGAGACATAGGGACAGCCATTTCACAGATTGGCAATGATTCAGACCGCGCCAAGGCGGCACTGGCCATCTTTGGCAAGCAGGGAAGCGAATTGCTTCAGATCTTCATGAACCCCGATTTCAAGAATGCAGGGGATATTTCCGCCACAGCGGCAAAGCTTGGGGAAAACGCTTATCTGTTCAAGGAAGCGCATGACCAGTTGGAACATGTGGGTGAAAAGCTTCAAGGGCTTTTCATAGGACTGGCGGGGCCGGTCATGGCCGCCCTGGAACCGCTTTTGGAAGTTGGCGACCAGATCGATCTTTCCGGTGTGGGTGAGCAAATGGGGAATTTTTTGGAAAACTTTGCCACCGATTTCGACAAACAATTTGAAGAAGTCTTTGAAGGGCTTGGCGATTTTCTTGGGGATCTCTTGGGGCATATTCCTGAATTCATCGTTGGTGCGGTCGGTATCTTGGGTGGTCTTATCGAAAAGCTCGGTGCCGCCCTCCTGTTTGCGTTTCATACGCCGCTCGATTACTTGCAGGCCGCGATCCAGACCGCGATCGAGAAACTGATGGAAGGTGTCGGAAATATCCCGGGACTCAATAACCTCACCGGCACCACCGGATTCAAAGCCTCAAGCTTTGATGAAAACCTCAAGCAGGTTCAGGCCGAGGGTAATGGAGCCACGCAGCTTGCCCGTCAGGGATCACAGGATGCCAACGGCACCATGAAAGAAGGCGGGGGTCTGATTGTTGATTCCATCAAGCAAAGCCTTGGCGCATTCAAAGGGGCATTTACGGCCACGGAAAAGAGCACCGCAGTCTTGAGTGAGGCACGGGAAAAGAACCGCAAAAAATATGCTCAAAACCTGAGCGGTGACGATGAGGTGGAGGGCATTGGGAAAAACAAAAATGCCTTTGCCGACTCATTGCGGAAAATCGGCGGGGGAGGATTTGCCGGTGGCCAAGGGGACCCCCTTTTGGATGAAAACAGGCGACAGACCGGACTGCTTCAACGGATTGCTGATGCGGCAACAAGAAAAAATCCCGACATCGGTTCTGGTCCCTTTGGTGCTCGGTTTGCATAACGATCGTCCATGAGCCTGATTGACGGATCATTTTTGTTGGGGGAAAAGCGATCCATTGATCGCACGGGTCTTTATAAAATTACCCGAAACGTCTTTTTTTCATCCAAGGAATCAGCCGTGACAGGAACGTATGCAGAAGTCGGCAACACCTATGATGGGGCGCTCTTTGTGGGTGGCGGTGGGAAAGGGGATGAGGCCGGAAATTGGGTTTGCAACTGGAATTACGAAAAGGTTGCTGGTTCTTCTGAAGTAAATACATCAAACGACATTGGATTGATTGAAGAGCTTGATTTCAGCTCGATTCAAAGTCCCATTCAAACAAGCCCCAATTTTCAAAACCTTGTTTCGACTTACGGATGGGATGAGGCAACGCAATCGTTTCCCAAAAAGATATCTGGTGGAAATGACAGCCCGGTATTTGGAACAACCGATTTCCTTTCCTATTCATGCGTCTATCGTCAGATCCAAACATTGGAATCGGTACCTTCGACGATTTTCGACAATATCGGCACGATTGACGACAACGTGCCGTTTCAAAAAATCGCCGATCCTGCGGAAGGTGATGAGCGCACCTGGCTATATTTGGCGCCCAAGATTGCCTCCCGAGGGAATGCTTTTCAAATCACTCAGGAATGGATGTTGTCGGGATTTGGCACTGGATGGATCCCCGAAATCTATTCTCAAGTGGCTTTAAGCGTTTTGAATACTTCCGACAACTAAGGAATTTATGAGTATTGAAATCATCGGTGGCAGTTTTACGCTTGATCGGACGGGGCTTTTTACACAGACCGACCGCTATGCGTTTCCCTCTCAGGATGGCGCATTGCCAACCGAAGCGGAAAACTTTGCCGCCGCTTACGAAGAATCAAATTTCTCGGTTGATGAGAGTGGTGCATTTTGGGTTGGCGAATATCGATCCACGGATGCCCAAGGGATGATCACCGAGGAACTGGATTTTTCCATGCACGAGGAACCGATCCAGAGCCATCCCAATTTCCTGACCAAAGATACGGGCATCGCCGCCGTGTATAAATACGATCCGGCCTCCAATTCCTTTGCCAAAACAAAACCGGATGGATCCCCCAATCCGTTGTATGGTTGCACCAGTTATCTTGCGATGACGGCGACTTTTAGAAAAAACCAATCCGTTGGAAACCTTGATTCTGTGGATGGGTTGTTTGATAATATCGGCAAAATCTCGGGTCCGACCTACGATTTGATCACGATTCCGGTGATTGATTGGAGAAATTGGTTGAAATTGACCCCCAAGATTGTGTCTCGATCTGGCGTGTTTGAAGTGAGCGAATCCTGGATGCTGAGTGGAGCTGGCGGTTGGAACAGCAAAATTTACGTTTGATTGACATCTTGGCTTCTATAATGACCACACCGATCACGATCACGATCCCGTCCAAACCCGTCCAGGTTTCATTGTCCATCAGCGCCGATCAGGTCAATGGACTTGTGGAGCTTTTGCAAAACGCCCCCGCTTCGGTAATTGCGTTTCCTGAAAATAAAACGGCTTCGGATCTGACTCTTTTCTCGTTGTCGATCACCCCGTCGGGTGCTGGCAAATTGGTTTTGGCGCTCAAGTGAGCCGATTGATTCCAGATTTTATTTTTTAGTTTTTGCCATGATCACGCTTCCGTCGAAAGTTTCGCGGGGTGATGAAGTTACTGCGGCCTGGGCCAACAAAGTGGTGGATACCCTGGCAAGCTTAAGGCCAATGGCGGGGGAGGGGACAAGGGTCTCGCAGACTCCCGGCGGTTTTATTGTTTCTTCAAACGTCCCATTTCAGAAAAAAACCCTTCCGTTTGATATCATACTTTCGGTCAATAATGCAGGTGAAGATCAGATGTTGTTGATGCCAGGCACCGTATCCGGTTTTTTAGCGTCTAACATTTTTACTCCGATCACAGTTGATTTGACCCAGCAAGTGAATGTCTCTTTAAACGTCACGGCCACCAATGGATCGGTAACATCCGTCAATATCATGGCGGGAACGGATCCATTTACGGGACAAACTCCAACTGCTTATGAACCGTCGGGGGAATTTCAGATTCCCGCCGGAGTCATTATCGATGGAAAACCGTGGAATCTGCTGGCAAAAAATTGGGTCAATCCCGTTCCCGTGGTTGCTTACACGACTTACGAAGGGGATACCAACACCCCGGTGCCACATTACATCTGGACCTGGTGATCCATGGCGGCCTTTTACGATCTGGACGGACATAACGTAACGTCAAGCTCGAGCTATGAGGTGACGGGATCGTATGCGATGACGTTCCCAACAGTTCAGGCCGGATCGTATGTGTATCAGGATTTGACCGGCGGCAATCAAACGGCAACTGGATTAGCCATCGGATCTGATAGCAGTTCCTCAACGTCATGGGCATACACATCTTACGAGACATTCACGGCGCAAACCGACACCGAGACATCTCCGCATCCGATTACTCATGTAGGTAATTTTACAAATATCCCTGCAAATTTTCAGGGACATCTTTTGGAGCTATCAACCGATTCAAGCTGGGAACAGGGATTTGTAATTTTTACCAATTCGTATGATTCAGATCCTAACTGGAATTCTTATGTGACCCGCTATGACGTGGCCACAATTTGGGATACGGATGTGGGGTTGGCCAATTCGTATTCAACAACTGTTGTCACGGTTTATCCGCCCGCTGAAACAATTTATCTGACATCTTCTGTGGAATTGATGGGGGGATTTGTTGGGGGGGATATTTTTACCGAATATCCTTATTCTGAAACTGGTGATTGGAGGAATGAAGATCGATATCACATGACTCCTGTTCAGGCGCCGCAAATGGAAACGTTGACATTGACAACGGGATTTTCCACAAATTCTTCTGGTTCATCCTACACCGAACTCTATGGATTGTATAAGAGACATGGTAACCAATCAACGGGCTATAAATATACAGGAGGGGCCAACCAACTGTTTACATTTGATCAAGTTACTCTTCCAATTTATCCGCCAAATCTTGTACCTGATAGCATGGCAAAGTTTGTTTTTGAAAATGGAGTTGCAACAACGGCCACCACAATTACCCAGGGGTTTGTTTTGGATGGTTCCAATTACAAAGGTTTTTCTTTTGGGATTTCAGATTCAACCAACAACTGGGTCGAAATTGCAAATGTTACCCCGCAACTTCAGTTAATCGTTCCCAATAACTATTTTGGCGTTCCCTACGAATATGGATTTCAAAGCGGGTTCAGTTATGACGTGGGAAGTTATGATGCGTTGGAAAAAAGCATGGCGCTTTATTGGCAAACGACGACCAGCGGATCAGACACGACAAAATCTGTTGTTTCCAGCACCACTTTTGAAAATCAATACGCTGGAGAAGCGGTAACTTATTCCACAAGTAATTGGGCAACTGCCATAGCCATCAATGGAACGATTCCAGCCACCCTGGCTGGAATGTGGGGATTTACTTCTTACTATTCAACCGGCACGTCAACCGCCTCGACGCATTTTTCCACCACCTATGGAAATTCTTTTTATACAGTTTCAACCCATGCAATGACCATAGGAGAACCAGGAATTGATGTCGTGGCAAGTCCCAAAGGGCTTATCGCAGAGGTGTATGGATATTCAGGATATTTTTAAATGTAAAAATTGACATCAATTCATGGGTAACGATCCCATGATTTCGATAGTTATTGCGGCAACCCGCTCTTATCTCCATGTCTGGCCTCAACTGATCAGGGCCATCGCCACATCGGCGGCTCACCACGAGGAAGCCCACTTCATTTTTGCCACCGACAAGAGCGAGGAAGCCAAGAAGGCGGCGGAATACGCCAAGGGCAGGTTGCCCGAGGGGTGGAAAATCACCACGCTCAACCTTCCAATCTCCGAGGATGAGAAAAGCTACAAGGAAGCGGCTCAGATTCGGATCGCCCAGCTTCAGGGGGCGGCATTTGAGTTTGCCCGTCGGATCAAGAGCGATCTCTGCTGGTCGGTCGAAAGCGACACGATCCCCCCAGCCGATGCGCTTCGGGTGCTGGAATGGACACTCCAAATGCCCGACGCCTTGGGTGATCCCTACTACCACATTGCGGCGGCCACCTATCCCAATGGACTTTTCCTTGGAGGATTCGGATCGTATCAATCCCAAATCAATGAAGATTTCTTGCCCAAAGAACGCAAGCTCAAGCCCCGGCTGACGATCCTCCTCGAGGCGTGTGAGTCTCGGCTCAAGGAAACCAAAGACCGCAATGTTGCGGAAAAGGAAATGAAGCGGATGGGGAGACTGCGGGAATGGGTCAAGAAATCACCGCCGGATGGCACGATTTGGGAAGTGACCGCAAAACATGGGTGGAGGCGCAGGGGGTGGATGGATTTTGCTTACCCTGGCATTGGCTTGGGCGCGGTGGTTCCTTCTGATTGGTGCGGATTAGGATGCACTTTATTGTCCAAGAAAGCTTTGGCGCTGGCAGATTTCAACGGCTACGTCGGCAAGGGCACTCAGGATCTGTTTCTTTGCTGGTTCCGCTTCCATCCGGCCGGACTGCGCATTGCCTCTGTTCCCCATGTCGCCTGCGACCATATCAAGCGGCGCGAACACAATGGGAAAAACGAGATCGTCCACCATGTCGCTTGGCATGACACGACTCCCGAACACTTTGGACATTTACGGCAACGGGAACAACCGTTTGTGGCGCTGTAGGTGAGTTTGTTGTTGGTTGCCGATCGTCCCCCTTTTGACGGCACTTTGCTCCCACAAAGCGGTGCCGCCCTACGGGCTATTTCTGTCGAAATAGTCTTACGCGCCTCTTCCCAGAGGCTTGTTTGACATTTGTCGATTTACAATGAGTACCATCCCTTTTTCCAACAAAGGTTCGTTGTTGATTTCCAACCCATTCGACCTTCCAGAATACGACACGGTGGTTGAATCACCGCAGGGAGCCGCTTCCTCCGGTGGTACGATTACTTTTTACAAATCTGAAAACCAAGTTGCCCAACTGACGGTTACGATTTCAGACGGTAATCGAAGAATTCAGAGGACGGCGTAATTTATGGCACTCTTACTGAATCTCGGAGGTTTTTCCCTGGACCTCGATGCTCCATCGGGTTCTGGAAGCTCATCTTCTTCCAACTGGCTTTATCTAGGAGCCTACGACAACGGCGTATCGTATAACACCTCGGACGTAGTGCTTTACAACGGCGGACTCTGGTATTGCTACACTTCTGCAAATCTTTCAGCGGGATACCCTCCCGATAGTCGCCCTGAGTGTTGGGTGCAGGTTTCCAGTACCAATTTTGCGGGACTTGATCTAACTGGAATTACATTCAATCCAGGCGGATCTTATGGCGACATTACGATAACTGGGGATTTGTATGCGATGGCTATTCAAGCTCCCTCAATAATAGCCACTTATATCACAGATAACGGTGGGAATCGCTATTTCAAGCAAGGCGATAATGCGGATTTTGCGTCTGTTACAGTAAACGGAACAAATATCGTATCTGCGGGAGACAATGTTTCCGAATTTTACAACGACGTTGGGTATATAACCGGTAATTCTTGGCCTAATTTTTACGGTGTAGTCGGATGGGGAGGGTGGGATGGAAATGTCTCATCTCTTAACCAGTCCGGAGCAATTACCGTTGGTTCATTTTGGTATAGTACCCTTACCCCGATTGCATTACTACCCGACGGCTCCGCATCTTTTGCAAGCGGCGCGGCTACAATAGACACAAGCGGAATTTTATCAATAGGCAATTCCGTTTCTTCATCTACGGATAATTCGGTTGATTCCAAGGTTGAAATCGTCATCAACGGGACGACCTATTACCTACTGGCCTCCACTTCGGCTTCTTAAAAACTTTCCCAGCCATGAAACACCCAATGCCATCCCCTAGCCTACGCTATTCGGACGCAACGACTTTCCAGCAGGGACATACAGATGAGTCCAACTGCTAAAACCGGACACCAATACCATGCCAGCACTTGTACCAACCGAGGCCACCCGCGCCGCTCTCGTCGCCAACCAGATCCTCACAGGGATCGTCAACGTCGCTACACAGGCAAAGAAGTCCCTTTCTGAGGGCGTTCCTGCCCAGGGAAGCCTTCCTGCAGTGACCGCCGCTGACATTACTTCCGCTCTTGGAGCCGCTAATGTGACCGCCCTTCAGGCGATCATTGCCGCCGCCGGGGTGTAATTATTTGACCCGTAATGAGCGCCGACGATGTTTCCATTTTACGAGAGGACATCGCGGCGCTCAAAGCGGTCTTGGAGGAACGTGCCAGGACAACGGATCGCAACTCGACCCTACTCCGCACCGTCATGGCCATTGTTGCCCTTCAACTGATCGGTTCGGTTTATATCGCCGGGGTAAAAGTGAACAAACTTGATAACCTTGCCGAGGAAGTAAATTCGATCCGTAATCATATTGATGTTTTGACTGCATCCCGTAAGGGATGACACCATTTCAGAAAGAACTGATCGCAGGTTGGATTCTTGCCGTTTTTTCGGCAATTTTGGCATCCGTTATTTGCATGGGGATGACCGGTTGCGCTTCTTCTCCGGTCATGACTCGGGTCTCTTCCTCGCCTCATGCCCAAGTGGATGCGGCTCTTTCCGATGTGCGCTTTTCCCAACAATCGGCCGCTTCTCAGGTCTCCCGACTATCCCAACTGGTCACTGGGGAGGAGTCGCGTCATGCAGTCCAGCAATTACAGACGACCATCAACGACCTTGGCCTCAAGCTCGAAACCGCCACTGGCAAGATCGCCTGGTACGAAGCGCAGTATGATCTGGTGATCGGTCAGCGGGACTGGTGGCAAGATCAGGATGGCAAGGACAAGGCTTCCCGTGTTCAGGCCGAGAAAGAGCGTGATGCGCTGGTCTGGATTTTTGCGATTGCCTGCGGTGGCATGGCGCTTTCCACATTCCGGTCGGCTCTTCAGGTGATCCAGATGCCGTGGCAACTCGTCGCCCTTGGCGGGGTGTTTGTCGGTGGGTTCGCCCTTGGATTTACGATTGCCCGGTGGGCGCTCCGGTTTCTGGCCGCCTTCACCCCGCACCTTCCGATCTAATGATTGAGCGATTTTTATCATGGCTCAGATCGGTGCTTCAGGAGGGAACCGCTGATTCCATGTCTCGGCTGATCTTTTTCATGGTGGGGATCGCCACCTGTATTTCCTTTCTATCGGCTTTGATCTACTCGCTCTGGACGCACGCCCACACCCCGGAACACGTCTATGACCTCCCTCGCAATCTTAGCGATGGGTTGCGTGACATCTTTGTCGCGGCCGGTGCTGGCAAGGTAGCCCAACGCATTTGGGGGGAAAGCTCGGATAATGCTAACCCGAAAACGCCAACTTCATGACCAAAAGCGACATTTTGACCGCCGCGTTGGTGGGTGGTTTCCCTGCAGGATTCCGCAAGGCGCTGGCACTTGTCTTGGAATGGGAGTGTGAATATGAGGCCGATCATCAGACGATCCGTTGGGAAAATGACCCAGCCGATCATGGAGGATCAACTTTTGCGGGTCTCACGATCAATGATGATGGCATTTCCATTTCGCTTGCTACCGATCCTCATTGGATAGTTCAACGCTATTTCAGCGCCTATTGGTCGCCCCTGATTGGTCTTCCAATTCTGGTTCAGGAGATGGTTTTTTTTGAAGGGGTCAATGTCGGCATGGGCACGGCCATTTTAGCCCTTCAGATGGCTTGCAATGATTATGGGTCAAGGCTCTTGACCGATTCAAAGTTAGGCGATCAGACCCGATCCGCTGCCTTTTGCATTTCAGACACAACCGGACTCTGCATGGGCTTTTTGCAAAAAATGCAACGCCACTATGAGGCGATCGTGGCCGACAATCCGTCTCAGGCAAAATTCTTATCCGGGTGGGAAAATCGTTTGAATGCCGCCAAGGCTCTTCTTGCATAAAGATTTTATGAATTTTTCCGCCCGCCGCATTGCATTCACAGGTCTGGCCGGTTCTGGAAAATCAACCGCCGCCGATTACCTTGTCTCCAAGCACAGGTTTCACCGGCTCTCGTATGCCTCACCGATGAAACGGATGATGCGGTGCATGCTCATCGAAGCCGGAGCCGGTCTCATGGAGGCCGTGGAAATGGTTGATGGCAAACTCAAGGAAGTTCCCACGGAGTTTTTGGCAGGCAAAAGCCCCCGATACGCTTTGCAAACACTTGGCACGGAATGGGCACGCGATCTGATTGCCCAGGACATCTGGCGCAGAATCCTTCTTCACAAGGTGGAAATGCAGGCCGGACACCCGGTGGTGGTGGATGATTTGCGCTTTGCCGATGAGGCGGTCGGATTAAAAAAAGCGGGGTTCACCATCATCAGGATGTGTCGCAACGGCTCTGGCACCGGATCATCACATCGCAGTGAGGGGCAGGAATTTGACGTTGATCTGACATTGGACAACGACGAAGAGATTTCTTCGCTTCATGCCCAGTTGGATGTGCTGATCAAATGAAAAAACTGGCTTCCAAGGTAAAACTGCTCACGGCGGATGCCGAAATTCGCCGCCTCAAAGAACAGCTCAAAGCCTCGGAAACCCAAAAAGAGAAATTGGCTTCAGCGTTGGAGCGTGCCAGGGCAACTCCCAAGGCTCGTGTTCCCATTCCCCACAAGCCCAGCAAAGGATCCGCAGATGACCTTGTCAGGGTTATTATTCCCGACACCCACGGATCCAAGGCCGACAAGGCCGCGCTTGCGGCATGCCTGGGGGACATTAAATCACTGAATCCGCATGAAGTGGTGCTCTTGGGTGATCATGTCGATTGCGGCGGCCTGCTCGCCCAGCACCATGTTCTCGGATATGTTGCGGACACCGCTTATACCTACGAGGAAGATATTGCCGCCACCCGGGCATTCCTTGACGTTTTGCAGACTGCGGCACCGCGTTCCCGGATCCATTACATCGAGGGAAATCACGAAAAAAGAGCTGAAACCCTTTGTGTGACGATGGCGCTTCGCAATTCCAAAGATGCCGAATTCCTGCGGAAAGCCATCGCTCCCGAGTTTCTGCTCGATCTCAAGGGTCGCGGCATTCCCTATTACCGGCAGGCGGAATTTTACAACGGCCTGAAACTTCCGGGCACGATCAAGCTCGGCAAATGCTATTTCACGCACGGATCCAAAACCGCCGCCAATGCCACGGCCGTCATGCTTTCGGCATTTGGAGCACCGTTGGTTTTTGGGCACACGCACAGGGCGCAAAGTTCCACCGGTCGGCCGGTGCATTCGGGGGTGATCGCCGCATGGAATCCGGGTTGCCTCTGTGAACTTCAGCCGTTGTGGCAAAACACCAATCCCGTGACTTGGAGCCACGGACACGCAGTGCAACTTGTGGCACGCTCTGGCGAATTCCTTCACCTCAACATTCCAATCCTAGAGGGGAAATCCTTGCTTGGGTCGCTGGCATCGAAATTCCAATGATTTTATGAAAAAACCGTCACTCCTGCGTGCCGAAAAAGTTCCCCGGGGTTGGTTCTCAAGGGAGGATTTGGAAAAAAAGTGGAATTGTTCCACCGCCCACACGCTTCATCTTTTAAGCGCGGCCATCAAAGAAGGGTTGGTGGAAAAACAGAAATTCATGGTGGTGCGCCACGATCGTCTTTATCCGGTTCCCCATTATCGGGAGACAAAATGATTTCTCGCAAGGTCACCGGAATGAATGTGCTCAATATCAGGGTGCCGCTGATCAATGATCGGTGTTGGATTTTCTGGCCGTATTCCAGAAGTGCGGCGGAAAAATGGCTGGAAAAGAAAAAAATCAAGGATGTGGAACTTCTTTCCGACAAAGACGGAGCGCTGGGATCCTGCGTCTATACCGAAAAAAAAGGAGCTTTGGTTTTTTTGAAGCGATGGCGCAACAACGATTACGACCGCCACGTTTTAGTCCATGAGCTGACCCACGCCGCTTCATTCATCCGTCATGCCCACGGCATTGAGGAGAACAATGAAAAAAACGAACTTCTGGCACACATCGTCGATCATCTGACCAAAAAAGCCCTTGCTGGCCTGAAAAAGCCGCTATCGAAAACCGATTTGAAAAACTGATTTTTATTTCCAGACGTTGCCGCAGGATCGGCAATGCCAGGACTTGGGCAGGAACGGAATGAATAAAATCCCAAGCACGGAAATAAAAAGGATGCCCATGATCAAACACCCGACGCCGTCGGTTTTTCTAAAGCTGTTTCGGTTTCCGCAATGCGGACACCATGATCCAGAGCGATCAATTTTTGGTTTTTGATGAACGGCTGGAACCGAAGTGGCGGGTGGGGGAGTTGTTTCAAGGAGTCCGGGGAGATCGGCCACGGTTTTCCAATCGCTCCATGCATCAATCCATGCCGGATCATTGAGTGATAAAACGCCTCCCTTGATTTGTGCCTTCACCTGATCTAGGGAAAACGGACCTTCGTTCTGGCCGTTACGGAATAGCGTGATCACCCCCTAGTAGTGGAACAACAGTTTACTTTTTCAAAACAAAAAAATTATTTCTTTGATTTCTTGGGTGTGATCAACCGCGTCGAATCAGTTGCTTTGAGTTGCATCACCGGTCCCGAATAGTGGATGGGATAATCAACCCTGGGTGTTCCCTGGTGGATGCTGTCCTCGCGGATCAGTCGTGCCACATATTGCGGCATGGAGAGGTCAAGTTCAGAGGAACGTGCCTTCAAATAACCGATGAGTTCTTGCGGGATTTGGACGGTATAGAGTTTTGCGTTGGGATTTCTAGGCTTTGCCACAATGGGAATTTCCACCGCTTTTGACACTCTTTCAAATTTTATCACCTTTTTTGATAAAATCGGTTGACGAATAAGGAAAACCCTTATACAAAACTAAGCACATTAACCAATGAACAACAGCGAACTGCTCAATAAGTCTCAGCTAGCGGAACGTCTCGGTCGTTCCAACGGGTATGTCTCGGCCATGTGCCGGGCAGGATTTCCAGTACCCTGTGGTCGCACGACGCTCAAAGCGGCCATGGAATGGATGGCCAAAAACCCCGACTTTCGCATGGCGGACGCCTATCCGCCTTCTTCCAAAATCAAACCGATCAATTCCCGAAGGAAATCTGTTTCAGAAACTCTGCAGACTGCGACGGTTTGACCCTCTGATAGATCCGATGCACCGAATCACTGGCATGATGAACGAACGCCATCGCCGCCGCCTGGGGGACATTGGCAAGGGCGGCCTTGGTGATCCAAGTCGCTCGGAGTCCATGATGGACTTTGGGAATGCCAAGTCCGTCGAGGAAATGCCGCATGTCGAGACTTTTGAGAATGGTGGGCATATCGGCAAGGGTCTTCTTTCCGGCGGCTCGTCGAGCCTCCACGATTGGCTTCAGCAGTGCGGCCGCTCGCGGATCAAGGGGTTGCACCCAGTCGCGTTTCTTTCCTTTCATGACATGGCGTGGCCAATGGATCATGCCGGTCTCAAAGTTGAAGGCGGTGAGGGGAACGGCCGTCTGAGCGCCCCGACTGGCCTGAAAGGTTCCGAGAATGAGCGCCGGACGGATCCATTGGATTTTTTTGGGAAGGTTTTCGGAGGCTTTCAGCGCCTTGGTGACCTCTTCGTCCGTCCAGGGTTCAAATTCGCGTCGCTCTTCCGAGCGCCATCCAAGCTTCAAGGTGACAATGTCGGTGCAATATTCGCGAGCTTTGGCCTCTCCAAGCACCAGTCCCAAAAAGCGTATTTCTTTGATGACCGTATTCAGTCTGGCACCTTTGCGTCTTGTGCCGCTTTTGCCGCCTGGATTGTGTCCCTTTTGGTTTTCTGGTGCTCGCCATTGCCGGTATTGGCTCAGGTGAGCGCGGGTGAGATCGCACGGGTGGGAGATATTGACTTCTTTCATCCAACTACTCAGCCATCCCCACATGAGTTGGTAATTGCTGTAAGTGGCGGTCGTCAGGGCGCCGTATCGCTCCATCATCCAGGCTTCCACCCAATCGTCAAAATCACCGGCAAGCTGGCGGCCTTTTGCCATTTCCTCAAGGGTGCGTTTGGCGGCCAAAGCACGGGCTTTTTTCTCACCGGCGCGGTCGCCGATAAGCCAGTCGGTTTTCTCACATTTCCACCGGCCTCCGCGTTTAATTCGGAGCCAATAAAACTTTGAATCCTTACGTCGATATATAGTCGCCATTTTTCCGTACACACCGTAGCAAAACACGCAAATAAACGCAAATAAATGCATACACCTACAGAGAAACGCAAAAACAAACATACGAAATCGACCGCCCGCATAATCGGGGTTCGATTCCCCGTGGCGATGCCAACAGAGCTTGTTGGCATCAGGGATGGAGGGGCATCAGGGGGGTGCCAAAACCGTAGCACAGTAGCAAATTGCGCGGGAGGGGTTTTATGATCCCGCTTTTCTTCGGAGTTCTTGGCTTCGTCCTGTTTATTGGGCGGAGGGAGTTTGCGGAGATTTTAGCCGAGGCCATGAGCCGTTTTTTCCGATGAGGCGCTTACTCCGATCTCTCTGGAACGGCTATTGCCGGGTGACCGGTTATGAGAAGGCGATGCTTCAGTCCCGCACGGGTCTGAAGATCCAGTCCACCTGCTATCCGGGAAGATCCGATGAATGATCTGACCCGCTTTTATGTCGTCCTGGGTGCCGGGGTGATCGTTGCCCTTTCGTGGAATTTCCTATCCAAGGGGGGTGGGCGATGAACGGCACGCTTCGCCTCGCCACCGGCCTGATGGCTTGCTGTGATGACGAGGGGTGCGAGGTGACCGCTTCGGTGGTTGTCGGTGCCCGTCATCTGTGCGTTCTGCATGCCCGTGAGGAGTATGCTTTTTACAAGGCGGTCGCCCATTTGGGGCTTCGGCCGATGTCTCGCGAGGAAGAGCAGGCACGCAAAGGGGGTAACAGTCTATGAAGACGGCCGACTCCCTCTGGTCTCTCAAGGTTCAGGCGCGGATGAAATCCACCGGGGAAACGTGGTGGGAGGCGTGTTCGGTGCTTGGGCGTCGCGGCGGCCTTGTTGCCGGTCGCAATCGCGCCGCCAAATCCAAGGCACTTTCCCAAGAGCGCCGCAAACAGGAGGCGATGGGAATCCGATGATCGCCGACACCCAAAACTCTTCTTACTGGCCGCGCATGGAAGATGACATCGATCTTCAGCTTCTTATTGAACGGGTGCTGGCCATGCGAGATCGCAATACCCGGATGGATCGTTCCCGGCTTTCGGAAATGATCGTGCTGGAAATGGAGCAGGATTTCCGCGAGGCGATCCAGTTTTGCCCAAAGATGATCCGATCGGAATCGGCGGCCGGTCTGAAGGGATACATCGAGTGGATTTGCAATGAGTGGAAGGAGTTTAAAAACCCTTCTGATCTTTGCCTCTACATGACGACGAACATGTTCGTGAGTCTTTTTGCGATCCATCCCGACCTGGTCGATGGACGATCCCTGACCGATCTTGCCCGGATTCTTGGAATCTCAAAGCAACGGATGCACCACCGGCTGGTGAAGTTCAACGAGGAATTCGGCATCCGTGGCCGTGGACAGAAGTCGGAAACGGCGTCCCTGGCTTATGCCGAGGCGCAGATGGGAAACAATAACCGGATCAAGAATCGGCCAGATGCCCAAACTGCCCAGGAGGAAATTCTCAGTCAACCCTGACGGGAAGGGAACCGCCGGGCGCCCCGGTGTGACTGGGAAGGGTGCTGACAGGTCGGAAAGACGGCCAACAACTAACAACGACAACCCAAAAAAAAGGAGCAGAATAGATGAAACTTAAACTCAAAACCGCCTCTCTAAAGCTATGGCTGACGAGGGTCATGAAAAACATCAAGGGTGGCCGATCCTCGGTTCCTGTCCTTGAAACCGTGCGTCTGGAAGCCGATGAGGAGGGGCACCTGACTCTGGACTTCACCAATCTCGACCAGTGGCAAAAAGTCACTTTTCCCGCTGATGTTTCCTCGGGGGGTGGCGTCCTGGTCAATGCGGATCGTTTTTCCAAGGCGGTCGGATTGCTTGAGGATGAGGAAATCACGTTGGAAGAGACTCAAAAGGGTTTATCTCTGAAGGGTAAATTTGCTTCTTATACTTTCGCCGTGCTTCCTGCAGGTGAGTTTCCTGCGGAGCCAGCGGCCGTCCCTGCGGGTCTGGATGGAACGGTTTCCTTTTCCTGTACGGGAAATTTCCTTGCTTCGGCAATCGAAGCGGTTGATTTCTCCCTTTGCAAGGATGATGGTCGGTTTGCCCTTCATTCGGTGAAGTTGGAAGTTTTTCCCAAGGCAATCCGTATGGTGACCACCGATGGTCGCCGTCTTTCGATCATTGACCGCGATCTTGCTAGTGGTTCGGCTTCCAAGGGGTCGCTTTTGATTCCCTCGGCGGCTATCAAGGCAATGAAGTCGTTGGCTTCGGATGCCGCTGATTCGCAGATACAGCTCTACGCTGATGAGCGCGGGGTGGATCTCTGGTGGGGTGATTGGTGGCTACGTTCCAAACTCCAAGATGCGGAGTTCCCAAACTACAAGCAGGTGATCCCTTCTTACGCTGATCGCCAGTCGGTCGTGATCGTGGTCGAGGAATGGCAGAAGGCCGTGGCCGGGGTGCTGGCCATCGGATCCGAGGAGAATAAGCTGACGATTGCCGGAAACAGGATTTCCCTTGAGGCTCCCGAAATTGGAAGTGCCTGGATGGAGGTTTCCCCTACGGATGCCGAGGAAGTGACGCTCAATCCCCGCTACCTCCTCGAGGCGCTCAAGGCCGCGCCGTCGATCAAGGCGGCTTTCCTACCTGGCAAGTCGGGTGAGCCGGTCGTGATGACGATGCCAAACCAAACTGATGCAGATCCGATCCGTTGGACCCATGTCCTGATGCCGATCCGTACCTCGGGAGGTTCCAAATGAGCAAAGAAATTCTAGAAATTCAATCATATCTCATGCGAAAAATGGGATATGGTTGTTCCGCTGAAGGCTATTCAAGAAAGCTCAAAATAGGAATTTGCCGAGGATACTATAGTTCGGTTTCTTCTGTATTGATTGAGGTTGAGGGATCTCCTGTTAGGGGGAGAGCTATTGTATGGTCGGATGCCGATTTCAACGAAAGCCCGAGTCAGTGTTTTAATATCACAATTCAGCAAAAAGAAGGGCGTTTTAGGACGCATCGCAAATTTTATCATCAGAAAGATGATCCGAATCTAATTTCTGGAATTTTGAAATTAGCATTTCAGTCAATTCAGGAGGTCTCCAAATGAGCACTCAGTGGATCCCTATTGTCGGTGATCTGGTGCTGACCAAGTCCGATCGGATTATGGTCGAGGTGCTCCAGGTGCATCTGAAGACCCGTGAGGTCTGTCTTCGGCCTTATCATGCCCGGTCGGATGTTGGCGTCTGGAGAAAACTGGACGATATTGAAAAAGCCCCACAAAAGTCCGATCTGCTCCTGGGAGGTGTCCAATGAGCACGCTCATCATCGATACTCTGAAAGCGCAACTGGCCAGCGAGGTGGAGGCGGGTCAGGTGAAGCGTCTGTTAAATGATCCCGAATGGATCATTCAGGAAAAAATGGATGGAAAGCGGATTATGATTCATCGCCGAAACGAGGGGATGAATTTTTCTTTTCGTTTTGTTGCTGAAAATCGACAAGGGAAAAACGTCACAAAGTCTCTTCCTGATGTTTTGAAGGAGTACCTAAATGATATCTGCACCGGAGATTGGACGGCCGACGGGGAGTTGGTTGGGGATGTTTTCTGGTGCTTCGATTTCCTCGGAGAATCGGGATCGCTCAGTGAGGAGCCGCTCTGGTTCCGTCATGCGGCGATACCGGATGATTTCCGCCGGATTGATTCACCTCTTCAGATTATCCCAATCCTTGAAGATGATGAAAAAAAGGTGGCTTTCACCCGTATTCTGAAATCGGGAGGTGAGGGGGTGATTTTCAAGAAAAAGGAGTCCTCTTATCGCGGAGGCCGCTCAAAGGATTGGCAAAAATGCAAATTCATCACTTCGGCCTCGGTCGTCGTGCATGCACGCCATGCCGCCAAGCGGTCGGTCGAAATCGGCATTTGGGAAAATGGGCGCTCTTTTGCAGTCGGATCGGTGACGATCCCTGGCACGACGCGCATGCCTTATCCCGGTGAGATCATTGAGGTGCAGTATCTCTACGCAACGGCCAAGGGGAAACTCTTCCAGCCGGTCTATCTGATGCAACGGGATGATCTGTGCCTGGCGGACTGCGGTGCACGGCAACTCAAATTCAAACAGGGTGCCAGACCCAATCCATAGAAGTCACAAATCAACCATCCACCACCAGTAGCGGTCGGCGGGAGGTCTGCAAGAAAGGGTGTGGCGGCTCATTTGACTCGCTCGCTCTCTCTACCAAGTCGGTCAAAAAAAAGAGCACAACTTTAAGGAGGAATCATTCAGATGGCGGGAGCACATTTTTTTAACGAGAAGGCGGATGCGATCGTCCGGGGGTGGGTGGTTGCCCATGGGACGCAGAAGGTGGTGGAGGAGTTTTCGGATTTTTCCCCACAATGGTTGCTGGATATCACGGCGGAGATTTTTCTCCATGCCCGGGAGATCGAACAAAAAGGTCGCACGGCAAATCTGATCACGATCACCCAGGCTCTGATGGAGTCGGGTAAGCTGGATTTTGTCGGTGGTCCTGCAACGGTCGTTCCGGGCAATGATGTCTGGCCGGTGGTGGCAAGTTCTCTGGAAGCTCTCAGGTCGTGTCATCTGGAACGTGAGAAGGCCGCCATTGCCAAGTCGCTAGGTGAGGGGAATATCACCGCAGACGCGGCCAAGGAAGCTCTGGAATCCCTCACCGGTGAACGCAAGATGCTTCGTGAGGAGATCGAATTGCCCAGGGTGAATCGTTTGCTGTCGGATTTCTCCCGCGATGTGGGTGCTGTTTGCTCCCGAAACGGGGTGTTCCTGCTTGATGGGGTGCCTGTGGTGCTCCAGCCGCACAGCGACCGGATGGAGGATCTTTCGGCTGATTCGTTCCGAACGTATGTGGAAAAGGATGTGCTCTTCTGGAAAACGATCAAGAAGAAGGGGGAGGATGGAAAGACGACTTATGAGCGGGGATATGAGTCGATGGGCAAGATGGCCAGCGCGGCCGTCCTGCAGTCGCATGAGTTCCGAAAGCAACAGCGTCCGTTGCGGATGATCTCAAGAATCCCGCTTCCGATCTTCAAGGATGGAAAACTTGTCCTGCAGGGTCCGGGCTATGACCACGACAGCCAGATCCTAGTGAAGGAATAAAAAGCCCCCCATGACCGATCCAAACAAAAAAACCGCCGACAACGGAAAGGGGAGTTCTCCCCGAAACAATTTCAGCCGGTCGTATCGCTCCAACTATGAGGCGATCAACTGGAAGAAGAAACAAACCAAACCGAACCAAAACGAATACAAAGCGAAAAAATCATGATCACTGTGAAACTCAAAACCAACCTTATCGATAAGAACCGGATCCACCGGGGGAAAAAGCACAACTACCTCGACCTGGTGCTCATTGAGAACAAATTCGGGCGCGATGAGTTCGGATATGATGGCTTCATCAAGCAGTCAATCTCCAAGGAGGAACGCGAGGCCAATCCTGACCTGCAGATGCCGATCATCGGGAACTTCACGGTCTATGTGCCGCGTGATACTCCGGCCGCTCCCGCTCCCTCGATGGGGACTCGCCGCCAAGAGGTGCCAAATATGGCCGATGAGGATTGCCCATTCTAAAGGAAAATCATCACAACCCGGAGCAGGAGTCTTATGAAAAAATCCCATTTCCTCGTCGATCTGGCCATGGTGTGCATTTACATCACGATCATTTCGGTATCCGTCCAGCTAACGGTGCATGCCTGGCGGGAGGTGCTAAAGTGAGAACAATCAGCGAAACGCCCAGGACAGATAGTAATTCCAATTCTGTTATTGGATTTTGGACTTGTGCCACTGTTCCTACCTCGTTTGCCCGTGAGCTAGAGCGGGAAAATACCAAACTCAAAGAGATGCTCATGGATGCCTCAAGGCGTGGCGACATGATGGCCGCTCATTGGAAAGAACGAGCAGAGAAAGCCGAGGCACTAATTCAACAACTTCACCACCTAGCATGGGCGATCGAGGAATTCCAAGACACAAACAAATGAAACCCGACAGCACACCAACGCCAAGGACGGATGAGGCTTGCGAGGCCATGGGCTTAAATGCCTTTGTAGTGCCAGTAGAAACATCCCGTCAGCTAGAACGCGAACTGACCGAGAAAACCAACGAGGTTGCAAGGCTCCGTGAGGAGAACTCCGAGCTAAAACAAGGAAAGGTCTTTGTCGATCCCAAGTGGATCTACAACCTATAAACCCAATTAGCAAAAGCTCACGAAGAACTCTGCCAAGCAGGGATACGAGAATATGGAATCTGACATCTACCACGATCTAGGACATCGCAGGAAGCAATTACTCAAAGCTAATAAAACCGAATTATTACACTCCGATAGTATGTCAACGAACGAAGACAATTTACAAATGACAACGAACAATGACAACGAGGTCGCAAGGCTCCGTGAGCTTCTGAACCGAACGATTGAGATTGCTGACAAATTCAGTTCCGTTCAGCGAAGCCGAGCAGATGACCTTCCTATGGTTTTGCAGACAGCTAGAGACCTAGCGGATCTCAAAGCAGAAGCCGCACTCGCCCCCGCGCCAGAGGAACCAGCTAACCCGACTTGTCACAACACCACGCACAAGTTCAGCCATTGCGATTGCAAGGAACCCGACAGTTTAGATCATGCACCAAAAATCTCCCATGAGGGGAATGGCGATGCGAAGTTCAAACAACCCGAATGGCGAGAGCTTGGCCCTGACGAGGTGATATGCGAAGGGGATCAGGTTCAGCCAAAGCACCACGATCGAAAAGGAGCGTGGATCTGGATCTGGAGCCATGAGATAGGGGCAACTCCAAGGGATCAAAAGGCTATGCGATACCGCACCCGCCGCCCGTTATGCCCCAATAATGCCCCAAAGCAGGAGGAGATGCCGCTGGAGAAAGCTCCCGATGACCTTCACGCATGGATGAGACTTCAAGAGGAGATCAACAAAGAAGTTGCTGGTGAAATCCACTACCTCCGAGACGAGATCCAGAAACTCAAGGAGATCAAATGACCTACGATCTCGTTCCGTTGCCATTGGCAACCAAGTTTTTGCGAGATCTGCTTTCGGAGTTTCCTTTTGCCGATGATGGTGAGCGCTCTCTCTCGGTTCAGATTGCCGCGATGGTGAGCAGGTTTGCTTTCACTCTGTTGCCGAAGTCGGCGCAGATTCCTTATTTCTGCTGGAATGCCAATTCCTCGCGCTCCGGTAAATCTCTTTTGATCAAAATCGTGGAAATCCCTGTGGCCGGATACTGCAAGATGCAGACGCTTCCAGAGGAAAAGGAGGAGGTGGCCAAGGTGCTCGACTCGGCCGTTCTCTCGGGATATCCGAGCCTCATCTTCGACAATGTGAAGCACAAGATGGAGGGGTCGGCTTTGGAGCAATTTGCGACTTCCTCTGTCCATGCCGGTCGTCGTCTCGGTGGAAACAAGGGATTTGAGATCCGCAAACAGATGGTGGTGCTTTTTAGTTCCAATCAGGCCGAGGTATCACCTGACGTTGCCGGGCGTATGCTTTTCGTGGATTTGTTCAACCTTGAGGCCGATCCCCAAGCCCGTGAGATCAAGAATCCTATCGGTGATGAGTATTTGGAACGGCCGGAGGTGCGTCAGTCGATTCTTTCGGCGCTGTGGTCACTCGTTCATGCCTGGGATGTTGCTGGCCGTCCGGTTGGCTCTGGTCGGTTGGTTGGGTTTGAGGATTGGAGTCGGGTGATCGGTGGCATTGTGGAGCATGCTGGATTTGGTTCTCCATTACGGCGACCGGAGGCCGATGACTTTGGTGATCCAGATGGCATTGATATGAAGACTCTGGTGGAGAAGCTGGCCGCCGGGTATTTCCGTGACGCCATTGAGTTCCCGTGCAGGGATGGGATCACCTTTGATGATCTGATCTGGATCTGCAGGAACGAAAACCTTTTTGAAGATAGTATAGCCGGTAAGATTGATAAGGAGTCCAGGGAGTTTGAGATCTACCCAAAGTCCCGCAGTCGAATGGGAAAACTCTTTGCTGGATACAATGGCCGAGTCTTTCGATTTGATTCGCCTCGGACTTCGGTGAAGTTTGAGCGGGTGGGCAATCGTAATGCTCGACTTTACAGGGTATCGTGATCGCTCATTGATCTATCCTTACATCACAAGATAACCCAATTTCGGCATGTGCTGACATTGGGTTTTTTTGTGTCCTGATCTTGTCGTCATGCTTTGCGTTCCCGCGCCCTTTTTTATCGATCACAAGTGCAGGTCACCGGCACTATGTTGTTTGGAATTGTAAAGAAAGGGGCGGGGTTTTGATGAATGGAACAATCAATGTCCCCATCAAGTGCAGGTCACCGGCACCGAGATCAAAGGTCATTGCCCTCACCTGCACTAATTCTATTACTCTTATACACAACTACTTAAAAGATATGAAATGCAGGTAATGCAGGTAAAGTCGGAGGCTTGTTGGAATTTTTGGAAAATCCGTAAAAACTACATCAAGTGAATTCCGGTTGGAAACGCACCTGGCCTGCACCACCAGCATCGAACAAAATAATGGAACGCAACAAACATCAGTGCATCCGTGTAAAATTTATTGCAAAGGAATCTTTTTTTTGCTTTGGATGGTCGCCTTGTTTGGGTCT